AAAAGCTAATGTCTTTATCACTTGGTACTTTAGAAATCGGTCTAGGGCTAAATACAGCCCAATATGATAGCGGTATCAAATCGGCTAAAGACCAGCTTTCTTCCCTAGAGCGTCGTGTCGATGAAATTAGTTCAACTGTAATGAAGATAAAAGTTGGTGTTGATGATAGCCAGCTTTATAAACTAAACGATCATTTGAATATAAAAACAAGCCATTTAGAAGAAGTTGTAAACTTTTATAAAGCAAATCCTATCAAAGTATTTGTCGATGATGAATCTCTTGATATTTTAAATCAAAAACTTGATAATCTTAGCAAGCAAGACATTAATTTATCTTCTAGTAGCGGAGAACAAATTGGGCAACAACTTTTTGATGGGATCGAAAAAGCTCTTTCTGATCTAGGTAACGTTGTTAGCGCACCACTAAAATCAGTTTTTACAGGAGTTTTTGAAGGGATAGGGAATGAAATAAGTAAGAATTTTACTAGAAATGCAATAAATTCTTTTACTTCTTCTATGGGAATTCCTTCGTTAGGAGATTTAGGAAATATATCAGGGGAAGAAATAGGGGTATCATTTGGAGGTAAAAGAAAATCTACTAAAAAATCGACTAAGAAAAAAAACAATAGACAAGACGGCGATTTTTTAGAAACATTAATTGACACTGGATTTGATATAGCCGTTGATGCTATTCCAGTTAACAATAGCAAACTTAAAAAATTAATTAAAACAGTATTACAAAGAGAGATTGATAACGCAGTATCATCTGCAAGAAATGAAACTGCTAAAGTATCTAGTAACAATAACGTAGTTTCGTCTGTTAACAAAGCTAGTCAAGATATTGTAACAGCAGTAAAAAGAGTAGAGGATGCTGTACGGGGTGGTGACAATGCTCTTCTTGATCCTTGGTCTGATACACAAATTAAGGATATGTGGGGCGGCGAACCTGACATAGTTAAACGTCAGCGAAAAGAGATAGATCGAGCTTTACATCAAAAATCACTACCTCCCTCTCCTGATAGGTTGAACAGAATTTCCAATACTCCTTCACCGTCTTTTTTTCAAGAAAAAGTCAAAGATTTAGCTGTGACAGCTAAATCAAGATTAGAAGATGTCTTAGTTTCGCGACTTGGTACTCCTGACAAATCAGGAACAATTCAGCATCTTAGCGGGAATGAAAATTTTGCAGAATTATTACAATTAACTCTTGTAAAAGAATTAAAAACAGCAGGACTTCTACTTTCAAAAGCTTTTCAAGACACATCTCTTGACGTTGTTAAATTTGGTCAAGTCGTTTATGCAGTAATGCAAGCGTTAGAGCGTCCAGTAATGGCTTTACCCGGTGCTGCAATAGGCAAAAAAGCTATTCAGGTAGGGGGAACGGCTGCTATGGGAGCCGCTGCTATCCATGCCCTACCAGGGGGTCTTGACACGGCAGTTGTGGAGTCGATGAGAACGATTCTATCAGAAGCATTAAGTGCGGGCGGAACACAAATGCTTCACGCAGTACAGGCTCAAATGACCTCTGTTTTTAATGGATTGCCTTTTGGAATTGGGCAGCAATTAACTACGGCAGTCATGCAATTAGTCACGGAACTAACTAACGGCACGATAAATGTTTTAGCGTCAGGCGGGGCGATTGCGGGATCTTCTTTAGCCGCTGGTGAAGGTGTCAAAAAACTCTTAGGAGCAGCTACCGGTAATATCCCTAAATTAGTCAGCACAGAAGAACAGCAAAGAATTGAAGGTAAAACCCAGAAAGCCTTAAAAGCAGCAAAAAATAAAGCTGATTCTCTGATTACCACTGAAATAACTCCATATTTTGACGAGAAAGTCTTCCCAGTAAGTAACCCTATTCCAGCCAACATTAAGGCAATTAACCCAGAATATTACACAGTAAAACAATTACGAGGATTAGCTAGAGATCAGGGGATTAATGTACCAGCATCGGGAGTAGGTTCCAAAAAAGAAGAAATATGGAAATCATTAACCGAAAGATTTAACCCTGACCAACTAACTCGGATTCTATTAACAACAAAAGCAAGCGATAGAACAAAATTAGGGAAGAAAGAACTTAGTGGAGTTCAGATTCCTACTACAGAAATCCCTGCTGATTTTACTAAAAGAATTGGTATTGGTATAAAAAACATTGGTCAAGAAATTAATACTACTAAAGATATTCAATCTTTAGAACGTCTTTACTTTCAATTGGAAAAAGTTAAAAAAGGAATTACAGCTTTAAGAGCTAACCCTGAATTTAACACAACAGGTATCAATAAATCATTAAGTGGCTTTTTACAATCAGTTGATAATTTACAGACACAAATTCTTACTAAAAGTGGATTAGAGTCAGGTAAAGATTATCAACAAGGATTAAAACTAGGGTCGTCGGGCGATAGCGCACAGAAGATAGCCTACCAGAACGCTCTTAAAATAGTTGACGCAACCGATAAAGGATTGGGAAATGCTTCACCTTCCAAAAAAGGTAAAAAATCAGGTGAAGATTACATAAAAGGGGTTGAGATTGGAGCAGAAAACCAGTCTAAAAGTTTGTTTAGAAAAGTATCAGATATTGGCAAAAAAACAGCCGAAATTCTTACAGCAGAAAAATCTATTGAACAAAAAAATGCACAAAAAAACTTATCATCTAATGAACCTGTTAAGGTTCAAATCAATCAACCTAAAGAAACTAAACCATCTAATGAACCTGTTAAGGTTAAGATTGTATCTAGTAGTGATTCTGGTAGTGGACAACCACCTAAGCCTCCTAAACCTCCTACAATTTCATCTCAACCATCTCCTGATGACGATAACAATAAATCGTCAGGGCAAAAAGTTAAAGTTAAAGCAGTATCAAATATTTCAAAAGAAGCTACTCAAAATACTTCCGAACAAGTTAAAAACGAGACTAAGCAAACAACTCGGACTTTTTTAGAAAAAATATTTGGTAAACCAGGAGATGATTTTCGTCGGAGAAGAGAAGAAGTTAGTCGCCGACGAGAAGCTGATCCTACATCGGTTTCATATTGGGATGAATTTTTCCGCAAGCTAATAAATAAAGCTGGCAGTAAGATATACCCAGAAGGAACTGCCTCTGAAAGAAGAACAGTTTTAGGAGAAGTTACTTCAACTGGTGTAGCAATGGCGACTGCTTTTGCCCCTATATCAACAGCGCAAATAGCAACTCTTTTTCCGTTAGTTCTCCCTGCTATTCCAGCTATTATTTCTAGCTTAGGTGTGTTCAATATGCTTTCCCCGGCTTTTCAAGGAGGGGCTGATCGGATAACTCAAACAGAAACCATAAATTCTCGATTAAATGCTCTTACTGGGAATCCCGACTTATCAGGGAAAGAATACGAATACTTAAAAGAATTAGCTGACAAATATCGGGTGTCTTTACAATCACTTTCCGAGGGATACACTCAGTTAGCAATCGCCGCTAGAGGAACTAAATTAGAAGGCGATCCAGTTAAAGATTTGTTTGAAGGAATTACGGCATCTGTCAAAGCATTACGGTTAAATACTGCTGATACCTCACTTGTTTTAAATGCCTATACCCAAATTCTTAGCAAAGGCAAAGTCTCAATGGAAGAGCTCAGGCAACAGCTGGGCGAGAAATTTCCACCAGCAATGCAAGTATTTTCTAAAGCATTGGGGCTATCTACAGCAGAATTTAACACTCTTGTCTCAAAGGGTGCTATTTTATCCGAAGATATTTTACAAAAAGTCGGTAAAATATTAAAAAGCGATTTTGGTTTTTCGGCTCTTGCATTTTCTAATGATTTTACGAGTTCTTTAGCCGCACTTGAAACAGCTGGATTTGAGTTTTCGCGTAAATTTGCAGAAACATTTAGTCCAGCTTACGCCGCTATTACTAATTTAGGAGCAAATACTTTACGAATAGTTTCCGATAATTTTAGAACTGTCCTAGAACTTGCTACGGCATTATCTATAGGTGTTGCTGCTCAGATTGCAGTCGGGTTGCAGCAGATGCTGATAGTTCCTGCTATTGCTACTAAATTAGCACCAGTACAAGCTGCGATCCTCTCAACATGGAAAACTGTATTAACAGGAATTTCGCCTTTTATGGTAGGGACTTTTGCAGATATTCTAAGCTACGCACTAGGGGCAGACCAATCAATTTTTCAAAATATTACTTCAGGGATCAAAAACGCAGTTGAATCAGGAATAAAAGCAGTTGATGCGGCAAAAGTCAACCTAACAGGAATAAGCTTTTTTGATCCTAGTTGGTCAAAAATAGGAATACCAGACAAAGAAGTTCAAGGGTTAACAGGAATGCTTTTAAAAATTCCTAAAGCTTTTGGTGATGCTGGATCAGCCTTAGTTAATTTCTTTAAAACTATTCCTTCTGGCGTAGTAGAACTAGCAGCGCTTGTTTTAACCTTTGAACAATTAAGTGCTTTATATAAACTTTATTTAGTCCCAATGGGAACTGGGTTAAAAGCTACTTTTATAGAACTAGGAAAAGCCATTCACCAAGCATTTTTATCTAATAATGCTTTTCTTGGGCATTTAAGAGCGTTATTTCCCGCTTCAGGTACGCTTGCTGAAAGATTTGTTTTCATGCGTCAACAAATTCTTGGATTTGCTACTACTACGTCATTAGCCAGCGCATCGTTAAACGTACTTAAGGCAGCTAGTCTAGCTTTTATTGGGGTTGCGTCAAAATTAGCCCTACCTCTTGCTTTTCTTTCGTTTGCTAATGGCGATTTTACTAATCAATTAATGGACGATTTTCGTAAATTTGAAAATAATGCAATTTCAAATATCGAAAATATTCAAAAAGCCTTAGATGGGTTAACAGCACCAAAATTAAAAATAGAAATAGATAATCCTACAGAGATTCTGTCTAAAGGGATAGAATTAAATCCATTAAAAACATTGAACTTATCTGATAAAAGTTACAAATCAGACGATCTAACAAAAAGTATTAACCGTGACCCAGCTTTGGCTAGTTTTATAAAATTTGTATCAAATCCAATTAGCCCTGATCTTGCAAATAAAGAAGTTAAAGACGCTAAAAAACAAGCTAATGCTTTGGGGATTGGAAATTATTTTTCAGACAATCAAGAGTTTCTTACTCAATCACAAACAGATCTATTATCAACTGCTCAAAAATACAAACAATTTGGAGAAAATTTAAACAACTCATCTTTAGGAAAAGTTGGATTAAGTGACCCTCGCAACGTAGGTAAATTTATCGATACTACTAGACCAGTAGTCAATGATTTAAAAATAATTGATGATACAATTCAAAGATTATCAAAACAAAGAATTGCGCTAGGACTAGAGAATACTACCAATGCTCGCAACGAAATCAAAAAAATTGACGATCAAATTGGAATTTTACTTAAAAAGCGTAAAGATACAGCCAAACCTTTACAAGAGGTTATGGATTTTGACTCTATTAGAATTGGGCTACAGGAACAAATTAAGCAAATTGACGAATCTGACTATCCAGAACAAGCAAAACGATCATTAAAAGCTTTACTACAGCCTACCTTAGACAATCTCAATAAAGTTAAATCTGAAATAGATAAAGCTGGAATCAGCACAATTTTAGAACCTTTAGAATCAATATGGCAATCTACAATTGACCGACTAAGTGATGCCGAAAAAACATTTAACAAAATATTAAATAAAATTGAAATCAGAACTTCTGGTAAACAATTAGATTTATATACAAAAAATTTAGACCCTGCAGCAGTGCAAGAGTCTCAAGCTAAAATTGATATTAGCAAACAAAAACAAACTGTCGCAGCGTTACAAACAATTTTACAAGAAAGACAATCTGCACTTTCTGATTTGCTTTCTATTCCAAATGTAGAGAATAATGAGTCAAGAAAACAAGAGATTGATGACCTCAGAGAAAAAGTGACAGATTCAGAAAAAGAACTAGCATCAGCTAGATTATCTCTTGCTAAGTCTGAATATGACGCTACTCAAGATAGACTAAGAAAACAGCAGTCAGAAACTAAATTAAGAGTAGATTCTGAAATTGCAAGAAAACGTATTGACGTAATTCGTGCTAATCCGTTTGGTGGTGTTAATGCTTCTTTAAAAAATGCTGAGATAGATGTAGAAGAAAGGATTCAAGCCATTGGATTACTTTATCAGCAACTAGCAGATAATACTGGTAATCCGATAGAAATTAAATCACAAATTGTCGCAGCAGAATTAGCCCTAGAACAAGCCCGCGCTAATCTATTACAGCAACAAACCTCGCTACAAGACTATTACCGCAACCTTGACCGTCAGATAATAGATTTTAATCGTCAGATTGAAGATTACAGAAGACAGATTGAAGACACTCAACTGTCAGCATTTAAAGAGAATCGTTCCCTATCTGAAAGTTATGGTGATTTAGTCAGAGAACTTGATAAGAACCTCTTAAATGCCCAGAATCAGTTACTGGACACGACCGATAGAATCAGGGTACAGCAAGTCAAAAATCGGTTATTGATACCCGGTACAAGTGACGCTGGTAAAGAGCTAGGCGATATTTTCCTAGAATTTGTCCAGGGACAAGCTGACCTTGCTAGTCGCGGCCGCACCTTCCAATCCCGAACGGAGGAGATAGAAACTTCCTATATCTCTACCCTAAGAAATATCCGTAACTTACAGGAGCAACAGCAAGAAGCTGAAAGAAACCGACTAAGAACGATTGAAGATATTAAACGAACTCAAGAAAACCTTAATCGCACTTTAGCTGATTTAATTCGACAAACCAATAAAGAATTAGGCTTTATTCCCCAATCAATCAAGGATATTGTCACAAATCTCAATACACTCCCAGAGCCTATTAAGTTAATCAATTCTGAGTTAGTGGCTATTCCCCCAAATATTAAGACTTCTGGAGAAGACTTAATAAAAAGTATAGAAGAAACTGCGGAGGGAATTAGAAAAGCTAAGGAAGGTTTGATACTACCAGCACCTAGTAATTTCACCCCTGCTCCTGTGTGGAATGGGGGAGGGTTTTTACCGCCGCCACCGCCACAGTCGTCTTCAATTCCCAAAGGGTTAACACCACGCGGTCAAGAATTATCTCAGCATTTAAACAATCCTCGCGTCAAAGCCTTTCTTGATGTTATTGCTTACGCAGAAGGTACTGCCAAGATGCCAAATCAGGGATATAACACCCTTTTTGGCCATGGACAATTTAGTTCTTTTGCAGACCATCCACGCCAAAGAATTCCGTTTGGATCAACCAGTTCATCGGCATCTGGAAGATACCAGATCATGGATTTTACATGGAATGAAGAAAAAGCAAAATTAGGATTAAAAGATTTTTCTCCTGTCTCTCAAGATTTAGTCGCATTAAGCCGTATTCTAATGAGAGGTGGATTGGACGAGCTTCTTAAGGGAGATATTCGTGGGGCAATTAACGCAACCCGCAAAGAATGGGCATCTTTCCCAGGGGCTAATTACCCAGGGCAAGGTATGAAACGGATGGAAGACCTGTTAAAGGTTTACGATCAGTCTTTGCGAAAATACCAACCAAATGCCCCTCGTACTCAATCCGAACTAGACGCACTGCGATATGACGGCAATCCTGCTAACAGTGGAGCATCAAACCGTATTCGACAAATCAGAAGAAATCAAGGCGGTTCACCCACTCTATCAACTTCCACTCCTAACCCTTCTCCATCGGTTCAGCAACAAATCACCAACAGATTACCAAAAAATATTCAATCTGTTTTAGTTCAAGAAGTTGGCGGAAAAACTGTATATTCTAAAAACGCTCAAACACCCCCAGCGTCACCAGCTAGTACAATTAAAGTCATTATTGCTGATTTGATTGCCAAAGAAATAACAAGCGGAAAACTTTCCTTAAAAGATGCTATCGCCATAAAATTGCCTTTGGTTGATCCACACGGACAATTAAAAGCCAATCAAGTTAAAACAGTTGAACAGCTAGTACAGTTAATGCTAGAAAAGTCAGATAATACGGCAACTAATGTTTTAATTGATCGGCTAGGTGGGCTAACCAAAGCTACAGAATTAGCCAGAAAAGAAGGTTATAAAAACACTACTATTTCTAGGTATTTAAATATACCAGGCAGTGGAACTCCAAACATTTCAACAGCACAAGACGTAACGTTAGCTATGCAGTCTTTAATTAAAAATCAAAATCCTGCAAGTCAATTAGCTGAACAATCTCTGAGACAAACAAGAAATTTTAAGTATAATAATGAAATCGGCGGAAAAATTGGAAATAACTCTAAAGTTATTGGTAACGTTGGACTGGTAAACATTAATGGGAAAGAATATATTGTAACTGCTTATGCAAACATTAACGGCAATCAACTAAATAATCGAAAAATAATAACTAATGCTACTAATGCAATTAGCCAATCCATTAAAGACTCCACCTCTAACCCTTCTCCTGCCCGTGTTTTAACAAAAGAAGAAACAAAAGAAGGAAAAGGCGGTCCAGAATTTAGTAGTCCTCCACCTATAGCCCAATTACCGGCTCTACCTAATCAAAACCGAGATAATTTCTGGGATGCCGATTTACCACCGGTTCTCAAAGAAAATCCGATTAACTTCCAGAGTCCTAATTTACCTCCCGTTCCCAATCTTCCTACGGGTAATCTTGGCGCATCGGCTGATCAAATTCGCAACGCTGAAACAGCCAACCAAAACGCTGAGGAGTTTTCAAGACGGCTAGAAGAGCAACAAAATCTAAACAATGCTCTTGACAGATCAATGAAATTTAGACGGCAGCAAGAGGAAGATGCCCGTGCATTAGAACGCACTTTAAGAGATGCTTCCGAGAATGTCGCTGATTTGACTATCAACTCTAAAGGGTATCTGACAGTACAAGAAGAAATTAATAAGAGTGCTACAGAAGTCTCTCGACAATATCGCTCTCAGATTGAATCACTAGAAGACCAGCGACGGACTTTACTTTTAAATGCTGAGGCTCAACAAAAATACAGCGACGCGATAAAAGAAATCTTAGGAGAATTTCAAAGAAAAGGTATAGCTCTCCCCCCTGAATTTCTCAAGAAAATGACAGATAGTATTGATGCTTTAGCTAAAAACGCTGAATTAGCTAAAGAACAGGTAACAATTCTTGATCAAGCAATTGAACAATTAGGCAGAAATCAGGGAGTAGCTACCTTAGAAGCATCATTTAGAAAAACCAGAGATACAGTCAGGAGTATTCGTGATCGGTTAAATGATTTAACTATCCAAAGAATGCAACTAGAATTTCAGTCTGGTTTTGGATTATTTGATAATTCTGCTATCCTTGCCGAACGTATTAGCCTACAAAAAGAAAAAGAGGAACTAGAGGATTATTTAGAACCGTACAAAGACTTGCCACAGTACGCTGAATATGTGGCTAATATTCGCTCGGAATGGGAAAAACTTACAGAATTAAGATTAGAACGAGCGGAGTTAGACGCTTCCCCAAATCGTGGCGCAGCTGAAAGCTTTTTCTCTGACATTAGAGAAGGAAAAGGAATAGGATCAGCTTTTAGTAGTCTTGGATTAAATATTATGACAAAATTTGTTGAGGGTATTACCAAGCCTGCTATTGATGCCCTAACTTCTGCTATCGATGGATTTACAAAGCCAATTACTCAAGCTTTTGAGTCGCTATTTAATGCAATCATCGGGCCAGTAGGCAATTTCTTCTCTAACGCCCTAAACAGTATCTTTAAACCAGCAGGTAACATCTTTTCTTCTATTTTTGGTGGCGGTGGCGGAGGTGGCTTATTTAACG